GATTCAAATATTGTTGAACGATTTACTGACCTAAGCATGACAACAACTGATACACGTTATGCGGTAACTACTGTTAACTCATCATCTAGTTACCTTGGTTTAGTAGATTTAAACTCAGGTAATACAGGTGCTACTCGTAACCCAGCAGTTGTAACTAATCAAACTTTAAGTGGTGGAACTGGTGGAAACGCACTAGTAACTTCAGATTACTCATCTGCTCTTTCATCTTTGGATACAGTTAGAAACTCTTTAGTTCTTAACTTGCCTGGAAATACATCAACCGCAACAGTAAACGCTGCAATTTCTTATGCTGCTTCTCGTGAAGATGTGTTTGTAATTGTAGATAGCTATGCTACTACTGTAGTATCTGCCCTTTCTAACTCTGCTACATATACACCAAGCTCTTTAGCTGCTGTATATCACCCACCTCTAGTTATACCTGACCCAACTAGCGCTCTTGGAGCATCCTCAACTCTTACTAAGACTGTAGGAGCTGGAGCTGCTGTAGCAGGAATCATGATGGCAACAGATGCTTCTCGTGGAGTATTTAAAGCTCCAGCTGGTCTTCAATCACGCGTAGCTGGTGCGGTATCTGTTACATCATTAACAAACGCTGAATTGGATGCATTAAATACAGCAGCTGCTCCAATTAACGCTATTAAGTACGTTCCTGGTTCAGGTATATGTGTTATGGGTTCACGTACTCTAAAGCCAGGCTATGTAGATAAGTACATTCCAGTTCGTCGTACCTTAATCTACTTACGTAAATCTCTTACTTCACTTACAGAGTTTGCAATATTTGAGCCAAACGATGAGCAGCTATGGCGTCGTCTTGAAGCAACTGTAAACTCATTCTTAACAACTTTCTGGTCACAGGGTGGTCTCCGTGGAGCAACCCCTAAGGAAGCATTCTTTGTTAAAGTAGACGCTGAGAACAATCCTCAGTATCTTATTGATAACGGAGAAGTACACATTGAAGTTGGCGTTTCTCTACAGCGTCCAGCTGAATTCGTTGTAATCAAAATTGGTCAGTTTGACGGTGGAACCACCGTTACTGTGGCGTAAAGGAGAGCCAATAAATGACAGATAGCATAATCAATCGCTTCTCAACGCTAGCGACAGACCCACTACGTTCGTTTAAATTCGTTGCAGAGTTTTCACAAGCGGGTACTGAACCAGTATTTGACAAGCGCATCTTGACATCGTCAAGCACAGCACCAGCAACCTCTGGAGTTTCTACAGGTTGGATTGGTGGTTTTAGTAACATCAGCGGGTTAAGTGTTAACACTCAGTCAATTCAGTACCGTGAAGGTGGCTACAACACCACTGTACACCAGGTACCTGGTATGACTACATTTACCCCAATTACTATGCAGCGTGGTGTTCTTTATGGAAACGACCAAGCAATTACATGGATGCGTGGCCTATTTGGCGCTTCATCTGGTGAAGGTTTGGCAACTGGTGGCACTGGAAGTGCCGCAAAAAGCTTCCGCGTTAACATTAACGTTTACGTTATGAGTCATCCAGATGCTAATTCAGACACCCCAGTAATGGGTTTCAAGATTCACAATGCTTGGATTAGTACGCTAAACTACACAGACTTAAACGCTGCAGATGGAGCAATCCTATTCGAGTCAATGTCACTTGTTCATGAAGGTTTGTCAATCTTCTTTACAGGCGCAGACTACTCTCGTAAAGACGGTCTACCAAAGTAATCTAATTTAAACTAACTAGGAGTATAAATCGTGTCCGACCCACAAATCATTACTGATTCGCAACTACTCGAACAATTTGTTGAAAAGGCTCAAAAGGAGCCCGCACCAGTCATTAAGACGCGGGCTCCTTCAGAGTCTGAAGTACAACTTCCTGGAGGGCATTTCGATAAAGACGGCGAGCTGCACAACACAGCAGAAGTAAGAGAACTTACTGGGGCTGATGAAGAAGCAGTATCAAAAGCTGGCTCGACTGGAAAAGCATTAAACGTATTGCTTCAAAGAGGCCTTACTAAAATTGGTGGCAACGCGGTAACTCAATCCGACCTTGACACTCTTTTAGCTGGTGACCGAGATGCAATATTGCTGGGCATTCGAAGAGTAACCTTTGGACCAACTGCAACATTAGCAGTTCGTTGTTTAGAGTGTATGACTGAAGGCACAGAAGAGATTGACCTAACTAAAGATGTACCTATCAAAAAGTTAGAGAATCCAATTGAAGACAGAGCTTGGTCTATGGAAACCAAAAAAGGGACCGTAGAAGTTCGACTTCCAAATGGATTAACTCAAAAAAAGCTGATGGAAAACTATGACAAAACATCAGCAGAGATTAATACTCTATTACTATCTGGATGTATTGTTTCACTAGACGGAGCTCCATCAGTAGGTGCTGGAACTGCTTTATCTCTTGGTATGGCTGACCGCACAAAAATTGTTGAAGAGATTATCAAGCGTAACCCAGGCCCACGCCTTGGGGAGGTGAAGAAGCCTTGCAAGGCATGTGGTGAGTCTATGGACCTACCGCTGAGCTTGCTAGATTTGTTTCGTATATAGCGAAAAAGATTACGAATCTCTTCTTGATGAATACGAAGTTCTAACAAGAACTTTTACTGGATGGACTCTTTCAGACATAAGAAGTCTTTCTGTTAGAGAAAGACAAAATTGGCTGGAACGGTCTACGAGACTTAAAGGACGGTAATGTAAGTGGCAGACTCAAAAGCTTCGTTTAACGTAAGCTCTTCTAAGTCTGGGTCTATTATCTCCGACCTTAGAACTGGTATCTCGACCCTTCGCCAAGAGGTTAATCTTTTAAAACAAGATACTGGCGGATGGGTTGCTACCTTATCTGGTGGAGTTAGTAAACTACGTGGCGGTGGCGGGGGAGTCGGTTCTAATCAAGTAGCCCCCGAACCTCACTTTAGTAATAGTGGGGCTTTGGTACCCCATGACTTTAATCCACAAGTTTACACAGGCGGTCCTACAAATCAAGTTTTTGCTAACGCTAACAACGGCAGTGGCGGCGGTGGGGGACGCGGCTCTTTTGGTGAATGGTTAAGCGCTAACCGCGGACCTATATCAACCGCTTTATTTACTGGAAGCATCTCAGCTCTTCCTAAAACATCCGAAGCTGTAGACATGAATTTGGCAACAAGTCGTGCAGTCTTTTATCAACAACAATCTTCAGGTTATGGTTCAACTGGCTCTGTAAAGGGTGACTATAACAATGTAACAAGAATGATGAAAGAAGCACAGCGTGCTGGAACAATTACTAATAAATTTGATGCTGCTAATGCTTTAGCTACAGCAAGCGCTTACGGAATTTCTGGTCCAAACTTTAATGATGTCTTTATGGGCAGCGCTCAGATGTCAAACCTTACCCCAGGTATGGGACTTGAACAATCAATGAAAGCATATGGGGCTGTTCAACAGGGTCGAAATGTAAACATGCTTCGTGCTGTTGGTATTCGAATCCGTGGTGAAGATGGTTCTATGAAACCAATGCCACAAATTATTGATGAAATTTGGCAAAAACTTAATCGTGAAAAGATTGGTAACGAACCTCTTACTGTTGAAGATATAAAGATTTCTCTTCAACCTGGTAATGCCCTAGACATGATGATTACTAATTTGTTTGGAACAGACTCATTGGTGCGTCGTCAAGTATCAGACGGTCTTATTCAAAAAGCGCGTACTGGAGGAAAGCGTTTAGCTGGAGCTGACTTAAAAGAGCAGGCACTAGAAACAGGAGCTAGTACAGGCGCCGTTCAGTCTTTAAGCAAAAGAGTATCCGCCGCTTCTGACACCCTTATGCAATTAGCTCCTACTATGAGTAATGTATTTGCATTTGGAAATAAAATTGTAACTAGTATTACTAATATTTTAAATACTATTGATAGGTTTATTCCTATTTTAAAAACACTTGGCGGAATTAAAGCTTTTGGTGAAACCGTATTTGGTGGCGGTGGCCTTTCAATGCTCAACCCACTTAATTGGTTTAAACGTGAAACAGGTGGACCAGTTGCTAAAGAAAACCCTACCCCGTACATAGTTGGTGAAAAGGGCCCAGAGCTTTTTATGCCTAAAGTTGATGGCACAATTATTCCAAATCATGAACTAAAAGCTAAGAACTACCCTTTCCGCCATGAGGGTGGA